CACTTAGCAGTCGCATCTCCAGTTACTTTTAGTCCAAGACTAGGATCTGGAACGCATGTTGAAGGTTTATCTCCATAACCCCTACCAACTCCCTCAAATTTACCTATAGTTGGCCCATAGTGCTTAATACCCGTTTCTCCAGGAACATAAACACGAGCCATATAGTCTGCCTCAGCTTGACATCTATCTTGATCCGTCTTAGCGTTTCCCCAGATGCCAGCTGAGGCTATCAGTAACTCCAGAACCATTATTCATCCTATTAAAGAGTTTTATTCAGCCTCTTTAATTTTAGCGATAATGTCTGCTTTGTTGTAAGCACCCGATAAATCAATCTCGCCCTCTGCTGCGTAGCTTTTTAACTCAGCAACAGTCATCTCCTTAAAAGCGTCACTCTCATCTTCTTTAGCTTTAGCTTCTGCCGCTTGAGCAGCTTCTGAGAGTAGGATAAACCTTTCGGCTTCACCAGGTTTGTTATGCTTAGTCAAATCGTTATTAGACTCAAAAACCTCTCCACGTTTGAAAACTTTATTGCCTTCAGAGTGGACTCCAGCCATTAACTTAAACTTGAACATTACTGCTCCTAAAAATAAAAAAGGGTGAAGTTAGCACTAAATAGTCTAACCCCACCCTATCAATTTTCAATAGATCGTTCTGATCTAGGAGGTAGTACCGTGAACGATACCAGTAACTCCGTCCGAGGTGGACTTAATGTATGGCACTTGGATAGCCATAACTTTGAAGTTCAACTTCATACCACCGTTGGATTCCCATTGAACCGTTGTTAGTTCCATACCGTTAATAGCCTCGACAACGTCTGAGGTCATTTGAACGAGAAGAACAACATCGCCGGTCAAGTAATCCAATCGTCGAACGTCCGTGATACCGTCAATTTGACGGAGTCGTTGTCGAACAGTTCCTTGAGGAGCCGCAAGACCGTTAGCCGATGAACCAGTCACGTAATCTTCGTCCAGCTTAGCATCGTAGCCGGTCGAGACGTACATCATGAAAGGACCATAGAAGTTTTGGGCGTAAGCAAGCTCACGCATAGCCAAGACTTCTTGAACAAACGTATCTGGAGCGAACGAAGCCGAAGCGGTCAAGTTCGTCTTAGTGATACGATCTGGGAAGTTAGTCAAACCGTAGACTTTCGAGGTGCTACCATAATCGGTGCTATTCCCGTAAGCCAGTCCAGCTTGATTGCCGATATAGATATTCTCAATCGTTTCAGCAACTCGACGAGCAGCTTGCTCTGCACGAACAAGACTCAAAGGAGTACCTTTGGATTGAGTCGTCAAAAGACGACGGCGGCTGTAATAGAAGGAGCTATGAATAATCGGCAATGGAATACCTTGGAGAGTATATTGGCTCTCGGTTCCACGACCTTCATTGATACCTTCCATATCGACGATAGCTTCACCGTCATCCGTCACTTTTTCGTGCTCTAGGATGCTGGTTGACATTCCGTCGATGCTATAAGTGTTAGCAGCACGAAGATCGGCATAAGCACGAAGCCTAGCACGAGCAGCGGTGATAACACGATTGTCCATCGTGATCCATTGGTCTTTGGTCATCGTCGTAGCGTTAAAAGCTGGGCTGTAAACGCCGTTAGCGACCAAATCCTTAATCTCGACAACTTGCTTTTCGTCGATCCACTTGGAAGTGCCGTCCTCGTTATAGGTAAACTCACCAGCGGAGTTTTTAACAGGAACGGTGCGCCCAGTTTTGACCGTACAAACTTTACGTCCTTGACTATCGAAGTAAGGACGAAGTAGGCCAGTGTCAAACCGCAGATCAGAAAGAGCCGAACCGAGTTCTCCACGACCTTCGCCGTTGAATACAAAATCTGTGTACATAGATAGTTCTCCTTAGAAGGTCTTTTAGTGGCCGGTGTACATAACGTGTACTAGACGAGCAGAAGCACTGGTAGCCGAGGTTTCAAGAACGATAAATGGTTCCATTTCTGGAGTTCCAGTCGTTGCAATCAACTCACCGGTAGCCGAGTCAATAATCAACTTATCGCCAATCGCCAAGTTACCAACGCTTGCTTGAACTCTTACGTTAAGTTCGTCGCCAGGAAGTGGGCAGTAAGCAAAAACTCGCTCGCCGTCAGCATAAGCGTCAGAGTTGGTTCGACCTTGAAGAAAATCAACGTCAGCAACCATAACGAGTGAGCGTTCACCGTCTACCGCACCTACAACAGCTTCAAGGGTATGACGACCCCCAACTGGTTCAACTGCAGCATCAATTTGTAGGCACTCGCCAGGGTTAATAGTCCCGTTAGCGATACCTTCTTTTCGTACGCCCTTAGCTTCAACGCCAACGACGATACTTCTACCTGTAGCCATATTATTCTCCCAATGTTAGATTATGGTTGGTTAGTTAAAAAGCATAATAGGAGTGTCTAGAACCTCATAAGGACCAGACATGCTCTCTGCCTTATTAGCTGCCATAGCGTGGCCACCTAATCGAGGCGTATTTTGAGCTTTTTCCTCAACGACCTTTTGAACTGGTGCTTCCTCTTTAACTTCATTAACCACTTTAGCCAATTTAGCGAGTTTAGCAAGTTCGTCTTGGTCTTTGCTTTGTAGCTCTTCTTGAGTAAAATCACAGTTAGCGTTAGCAACGATAACGGCAATTAACTCATCTTTCTTTTGCTGTAACATATTACGAGCAAAAGCCAACTCTTCTTTCACACTATCGGGTAGAGCCGATTCGTCAAAAGCAGGGGCTTCTACTTTTTCTTCAGCAACAGCCTCTACGGGCTCAGAGTTTTGAACTTCAGCTTGAGACTCTTCGACTTCTTCTGATTCTCCTTGGAGTTTCAAAAGGTCTTCAAGTTCAAACTTGTTCAAGACTTCAACATCATCTTGAGAAAACTTAGGAGACCCACCGCACTCGCAGTTACCTACAAGGTGGTCAATAATCTCCTGTTTTCTAGCTGAGTCGAGTTTTGGCATAATAACCTCCACCTAGAAAAAGGAACTTAACGTCCAAAAGGGCATTTACGTTCGTAACTACGAGTACAAACATCTCGATCATCCGACTTTTGGTTTGCTTGGTTAGCTATTTTGCTAACAGGGGTGCTAGACCACATTTTACAAGACCAATATCTTGCTTTCCATTTTGGGCCTGGACTTCCACAGTTGTGTCTAGCTCTAAAGTTTTTTCTACGTCCTGGGTCGTCTCTTTTGATTTCCATTTTAGGATCACCAAATCGAACCAAAACTACATTACCTTTATCGTTCTTAGTGTAAACTGCAAACTTTTTTGGACCTCCAGAAGTCCTAAAAGGTTTGTTTAGTTTTCTACCTTTTGGTAACTCTTTATTCTCTGTTAGCTGGTTGTTAATACCGCAACCGTCATAGAGACTACAAGCACCCTTTTCGTTCATTAAAACTGCTAAATGATCCGGTCTGTAGTTTCTAGCAACAGCATCATATTTTTTACCGTTGTGTTTTTTATTTTTAACTGGAATGTTCTCGGTGTAAAGACCAGTGGATAGCTCTACGGCTGTTCCAGCTTCTAATTTATTTAACAACATAGGAGCCAAGGCTTGGGTGCGGTTAACATCAAACCAAGCTTCTGCTCTTAAATTACCCTCCTCCATCCTAGAGTTAAACACAAAACCTAGATAGCTTTGAGTTAAAACCGAGGGACTACGTGCGGAGAGTGCTTGCCCGTCGTCCGTTTTTGGATGTCCTAAAGTTAGAGGCATCATATTCCAAGACATCACGCTTTTCTCTACCTCTTCCTGAGGATAAAAAAGAGCACCCGCTGATCCGTTCAAAACCCCAGGTACTATCATTGTAGCATCAGCCACTAGATATTTCAACCCTCCTAGCATTTCATAGCGAGGTTGGGCTACCAAATTGTTAGTTAGTTTTTCTAGTTGTAACATTGAATAGTCCTATAGAGGTTACATATAGTAATAACCTTATTTCGACAAATTGTAAAATCCGTTTTAATCGTTATCTGAAATTACGTCATTTAACATAACAGGTAACTTCACGTTATCCGTACCAATAGGTCTAACGCTACACCTACAATTAGGGTGTACAGGAATCAGTCCGTAAGCCTCTTGTAAGGTGAAAACTCGGTTCTCTAAAGGTTTACAAAGAGGGCACTCGTTTACGGATTGACCTTTTGAATTGGTAGTGAGTTTAGGAGGTTTCTCTACATCAATCATCACGGTATCGACTCCCATTTGAGCAAAGGAGTCTAATAACCCGCACGCTTGGGCTCTGACTATCTCTGTCCTAACTGTAGTCCTAGCTCGATTAACCGCTACTTTTTGAATAGCCGACCTCATAATGTGAAACATTTGAAGTTGATTATAGTCTGATCTAATTCCCTCATACACCGAGGTGGAGACTCTATCGACAACGGTTTGATTGATAGTGTTTAAGGATCGAGAGTTAAATTTTATTAGCTGCTCTATATTAGAGTTTTGGGTTAAAGTTCTAATATAGGCAGACTCGACTCCTCTAGCAAATTCAGGAGAGGAAAGATTGATTAACTCTTTTGCTTTCAAAGTTCTTACAGCTTTTTTAACTCCTTTGGAATAGGAGTCTTTAATTGTCTTAGAGATTTTAGCATTATCTATTAAGTTGTTATTGAGGAGTTTTAGAAAATAAAGATGGAAGTTATCTATGACTACAGGTATTTCTTCAGGCATAAATTTACCTGGTTTGTAGTCTTTAAGATATTTTCTTAGTGTAGAGATTACAAAACGATAATGCGAGTTTACAGTCTCTACTGCCGCTTTTCTAAGTAACGCAGTGCCGCTTGGATCCATCTTATTCATAGTCTATCACATCGACAACAAAGGGAATCTCATATTCTCCACTAGGTTTACTAACCTGTCTGGTTTCTCTAACTTGCGTACTCCAGGTTGATCTGATAATTTTACACTTACAAATTATGCAAACTGGATGCGGGTCGTCTTTTGCTCTTATAGTTGAAGGATCGTGCTTTACAGCTAGGTCGTAAATAAAAATTAGTTGCGAGTGTAACGGCTTATCATACTCCATCTACTCTCCTTCAGCAGGTACTTCCTCGTCTCCCTCTCTTCCGTCTACCTCTATTTGATCGTTTAATCCTTTAACGGTCTTGTCTCCGTTGCGTTTTTGTAAAATTTCGTCAAACTTATCCATAGGGTTTGGACCTTTTGGCTCTCGTCCAATAACCTCGTCCTCATCTACATTATCGTCGATGTGGGTTTGGGTGTTATCTAAAATATCTTTAGCCTCGGAGTGAGTGAATCCTAGGACTTTGGTTAAGAAGTCTTTAGGAGCGATCAAATAGTCCCCACCCCCACCGATATATTTAGTGATAGCATTAACTTGAGTTACTGCCCAAGTAGCCTTAGCCTGAAGGGAGAGGGTTGTTAGGTCTGGCCACTCTATTTGGAATCCGCCAGTAGGTACGGGCAAAACCCCAACTTTAATTAGTCGGTTGATAAAAGGTGCGATAACTCTAGGAGTGAGATAGCTTTGTTGTCTAAGCATCATCCTCTCATTCCAAGTATCCCTATCGGTGGAGCTTGCTAGTTCTCCTCGCTCTGAACCTTTGAAGATTCGGACTGGAACCCCTAGATAGACACAAATAGCCTCTATCCTAGGAGTGATATGAGGTTCTGGATCGGTGACGCTACCGGAGATTGTTTTCCAAGTCCCTCCGACTGTAGCCATATAGCGGTCTAAAGTGTTTTTGGCTCGCTCTACCTCGTCTGCTAGTGCGTCTTTGTTAATAACGCTTTTAGCTCCAAGGTTAGGATGGGACTCAAACGAGAGCCAAGGAAACGCAACTCTCCAATAGCCCTCGGCTGAAGCTCCATAAATTTTTCTAAGGTCTTGAATATCATTTATCACGGGTCTCATTGCGGGAGTGCCAATAAACTCCGAGCTCATAAGACCGTCAGCGAGATGAATAACCCTAGACCAGTGAACGTCAACGTCTCGCTCCCTAACCCCAATAGTTGCGGAGTCCGTAGTGGTCGTCTCAGCGTCTTGTAGCTTAACTCGATACATACGAGGATGACCGGTCATTGGACCGTTCTCATACCACTCAACAATCTCTGCGTGGACTTGATCAAAACATCTTAAACCGATCAGTTTAGTTTTGGAGGTTGACTCTCCTTCGTGAGCGTTGATAGCGATAAAACTGGTCTCGAAATCTTCGTTCTCCTCAAAACCAGGAGCAGGATCTTTCCAAGTCTTAGTCTCTCCATCTACATCGTCCAGCTCTAGCATAATAATGCCGTAGTGTCCGATGCGACTGAGTTTATCGCCTCTCTTTAGATATTCCCAAATAGCTGAGTCGTCATCGTCAACTAGGTAGTTATCTTCAAACTCGCCGTTGATATGGTGATCAAGATTTTTCCAAGCCTTTTCAAACTCTGTCTCTTGATCTGGATCTTTGGTCTCATAGACATAAGGAAACTTGCGCCAGCT